GACCCAGACGATCCGTAGGAGAAATATGGCAAGTACTTATTCAAGTGATTTAAAACTCGAGCTCATGACCACAGGTGAAAAGTCAGGAACTTGGGGTACCGTTACAAACACAAATTTACAACAACTCGAACAAGCAGCTTCAGGCTATATTGCAATTGACGTTGCTTCAGCAGATGTTGCACTTGCATTATCCAATGGTGCAATATCCAATGGAAAGAATTTATATTTTAAATTAACAGGAACTTTGGCAGCGAATAGAAACGTAACCATGCCAGACTCTGCTGAAAGAGTGTTTGTGGTAGAAGATGCAACTTCAAGATCTTCTTCTAACTATACCTTAACGGTTAAAACGGTATCAGGCACAGGGGTCACGATCCCAGCTGGATCTAGACAACTGGTATATTCTGATGGTACCAATGTAGTACTAGGAATGCGAACCAAAGGTTACTACACCGTTCCAACCACAACTTATACTGCGGTCAAAGACGATCAATTATTAATCAATACTTCATCCAATGATGGTGGAGTAGGTTCATCCATTACGATTACTTTACCTGCATCTCCAAGTGTAGGAGATGAAGTTACTTTTGTAGATACAGGAAATAACTTAGCTTCAAATAATTTAATTGTGACAAGTTCAGATAACATTTTAGGATCTACAGGAAATCTTACCATATCAACAAACAGTACAGCTTTTACTCTTGTCTACGTGAATGCAACAAGAGGCTGGGTGTATAAAGATAACGTATAGGAGGTTACATGCCTCTTCAGCAAGTTAAATTTGCAGCAGGAATTGATAAACAAAATACAACTGTCGGCGCACAAGGACGATGGATTGATTCTGATAATGTGCGTTTTAGATATGGTTTACCAGAAAAAGTAGGTGGTTGGTCATCATTAGTTACTGATAGTATTGTAGGTGTTACACGAAAGCTTCATGCTTTTGTGGATTTAGATGGAAACCGATATGTTGCGATTGGAACGGATAAGTTTTTATTATTATACTTTGAAGGTCAATTATTTGATATCACTCCTGTAAAGACAACCATTACCGCTGCAACGATTGCAACCACATCTGGTTCTGCAACATGTACATTAACCACAAGCTCAGATCATGAAATGAATGTAGGTGATATTGTACAATTTAATGATGTAACTTTACCTAGTGGTACTGGTTATGATGCAGCAGACTTTGAAGATAAAAACTTTCAAATCATTACGGTACCAAGCACGACAACCTTTACCATCACACAAACGGAAAACGCAACGGGGACCGTGGCTACAGGTGGTGATATTGATTTAATACCTTATGAACCTGTTGGTCCTGCGGCACAGTCTTATGGTTATGGTTGGGGTACTTTCACATGGGGATCAGGTGGATGGGGATCTGCGTCAAGTGCAGATGAAATTCAATTAGAACCAGGACTTTGGTCATTAGATAATTTTGGTGAAGTACTGATTGCAACGATTGCAAACGGTAAAACATTTACATGGAATGCAGGTGCAGCTTCTGCAACAGCAACAAGAGCCTCTACAACGACATCAGGTTTTTCTACATCTAATAACCCAACAGCATCAAGACTCACTTTAGTATCACCCACAACTAGACACTTAGTTCATCTTGGGACGGAGACAACCATTGGCACAGCTACAACGCAAGATGATATGTTTATCAGATTCTCAGACCAAGAAGATATTAACGACTACACGACAACTGCAATCAATAGTGCAGGTGACTTTAGACTACAAGACGGAACTAAAATTATGGGTGCGTTAAAAGCAAAGGAAACTATTCTAGTTTGGACCGATAATGCATTATACACGATGAAGTTTATTGGTGCACCTTTTACGTTTGGTTTTGAACAAGTCGGTACAAACTGTGGTTTGATTGGTAAAAACGCAGTGGTTGAAATTGATGGTGTCGCATATTGGATGTCATCTAATGGATTCTTTGCATACGACGGTACCGTTAGAACGTTACCATGTTCAGTGCAAGATTTTGTATTTGATAGTGCAGACACAACGAAAGGTCAACAAATATATGCTGGTCTTAATAATCAATATAATGAAATCGTTTGGTATTATCCATCACAAGGATCAGAATACAATGATAAGTATGTGATTTATAATTATGGTGAAGGACAACCTGGACAGATTTGGTATACAGGAACCGAGGCCCGAACATCGTGGATCGATGGAATTGTATATCCAAAACCTTTTGCAACGAAATATGATGAAGACGCAACAGGTACATTTCCTGAAGTGATTGGTCAAATAGGTTTAGGTCAAACCACTTTATTTGAACATGAAGTTGGAACGGACCAAGTAAATCCTGATGGTAGTACCACAACCGTAACTTCGTTTATTAAATCATTTGATTTTGATTTAAAATTAGATGGCACGGATGGTGAGATCTTTTTAGCGATGCGAAGATTTTTACCTGATTTTAAAAACCTTGCAGGAAATGCAAAAGTAACTTTGGCGGTAAAGCGGTACCCACAACAATCAGATACCGATACAACTTTAAGTCCTTTTACAATTACTGCATCAACTGATAAAATTGATACAAGAGCAAGAGGAAGATATTGTAATATTAAAATTGAAAATGATGCTCAAAGTGAAGAGTGGAGATTTGGTACCATTAACTTAGATCTACAACCTGATGGAAGACGATAATGCCAAAAATTAATATACGATTACCAGAACCAAAAGAAACATATGATGTTTCTAACCAAAAACAAATTAACAGAGCATTGACAACTGTGATAGAACAATTAAATTCAACATTCTTAGATGAGTTAAAACAAGAGTCTGAAAGATTTACTTGGTTCAAGTCATCAGGAAGTGATAGCTAATGGCAAATATATATAAGAATGCACAGTTTGATATTGACGCTGCAGATACTGCACAAGATATTTATACGTGTCCATCAAACTCAAGAGCCATTATTCAAAATATACATATGGCAAATGTTGGATCAGGAAACGTTGTGGTGCATGCACATATTTATGATAACTCAGCTACCACTCAATATACGTTTGCAAAGCATACAATTGCAGCAAGTGATTCACAATCTGTATCAGATGGATCTATTGTGTTAGAAGAAAACGATGTATTAAGAGTACAAGCAGACAGTGCGGATGATATAGAAGGCACAGCTGCAATATTAGAAATAAACAGAGACTAGGAGGATAGATGTTTAAAGAAGAAGGTGCAATAGAATACGTTACAATTAATGGTAAAAAAGTACCAAAAGTTAAATGTGAAACTGAAGTAGTATTAAGAAATACGGCTACAGGAGTCGAATATAATTCGGATCAAGAGGCAGAAAACGATATCAACGATCCAAGTACAACGACGACAAGAGAACAAGTCGTAAGATCCGTTAAGATAAAAGTAGCTAAAATGCCAGATTTAGGGACTGCATCTAAGCTATAGTTCTTGACTGTTTTGGTAAAAACAAGTAAATTATACCATCGGCTTAATCAAGCATAGCCAACTTGCCATGGACTTCATATTTGATAAGAAGCAACTCAAGGAATTACATAGTGTAATTGACTTGTATCGTAAACACGACAGATATAAATTCTGTTATACAAGACAAGATTTACATGATTACTTGCTTCCTTCTTTTAAATTGGGTCAATATAAAACAATAAAAGATAAGGACGGAAACGTGACTGCTTTTGTAAACTGGGCTCTGATGAATCAGAAAGCCGAGGCAGAGTATTTAAAAACAACGGAACTTGAACCGTGGTTTTGGCAAAGTGGTTTAAGAGTATGGCTTATTGATATTGTTTGTGCTAAGGATACAAGTAAACTTATGAAATGGGTTTTAAAATATTTTAAAAAGTTTTTATTGGTGGGAGAGAGAATAAACTGGATAAGACTTGATGAAGATGGAAAAATATACAGACGTTCATTCAAGGAGAAAAGGAGTTATCATAACTAATGGGCGGATCACCTAAAAAAATCGTAAAAAAAGTTAAGAAAATAATACCAAAAGAAGTTAAACCTGTACTTCCTGCAGTAGCGGCTGTTTATGGACCCGCAGCTTTAGCTAAAACTGCTTTTGGTACAGCTTCTGGTTTTTCAAGTTTAGCACCAGGAATACAGTCAGCTATTGTCAATGCCGCAACACAAGGTATTACAAGAGGAAAAATAGATCCTAAAGAAGCAGCTATATCTGGAATTACATCTCAACTTGGTTCAAAATTATCTTCAACTACAACTCCAATAACTGAAGCAACTGCTGATGGAATGGTAACAAGATCAGCAACAAATCCAACTTTTTTAGAAAAAGTTGGAACCAAACTTGCTCCCTCAACTGCTCAACTTGAACAAGCTAACGCTTTACAAAAAGCTGGTATCTTGGCTACTGCAGCAACACCAGCTGCAAGTTATGCTGCAGGCAGAGAACTAAAAGAACTAAATGAACAAATGATTAGAGACTATGAAGCAAGTTTAAATAAAGGCGTAGGTCCTGATGGACAAGAAGGAACTCCTATTGATAAAGACACAAGACGATCTATGATTTACGGATACTTTACAAGAGCTGGTTATGAACCTGGATATGTTAACAGCATTTTAGATAAATATGGATATGCAGACGGCGGTAGAGTTGGTTTTGAAGAAGGTGGTCAAGTTACTATTTCTAGAGAAGAATACGAAGATTTAAAAAGAAAAGCAGGAGAAGGCGAAGGAATTGCATCTATTGACGTAAAAGATTTAGGCGACTTACAAGAAAGTTTAGGTGGTATTATGTCAGGTTATCAAATGGCAACAGGACAAAGCCTTGTTCCACAACCAGCTAGAGTTCCCACAGGAATTGTTCCTGGATTTGGTAATATACCAAGAGTAGGAAGAGCTGAAGGTGGTATGATGGATTTAGGTAACAAAGAAATGGATGTTAGAGACGGCGGGTTTATACCAATCGGTGCGAAAGAAAAAGCAGATGATGTGCCTGCAAGACTTTCTAAAAACGAATTCGTGATGACCGCTGATGCTGTAAGAGGCGCAGGTAACGGAAGCGTTGAAAGAGGTGCAAAAAGAATGTATGATTTAATGAATAAACTGGAAACTAAAGTTTAATGTCAAATACTACTACTAGACAGTATAGAGAACCTTTTGTTGAAACGGCTGGAATAGCTTTAACCGAAGCAGCATTACCATATTTAAAAAGTAAAACTATTGATACAGGTGCATATACAGGACAACAATTTGTTGCAGGTGAGTCTGATTTAGAAAGACAAGCAAGAGAACAAGCGGCTACACTACAAGCAGGTCCACAAGCGTATCAACAATACATGTCACCGTATCAAC